GTGGCCCATAACGTCGTTAATTCGGTGTTGTTTACCATCTTCAGTAACGTCCGACACAACACAACCAATTCCTCTTAACCATTCAAGAAATCTAACCTCTTCCCTGTGACCTCGATTGAACAGCCGTTGCATACGACCATCAAATACTTCACGATAACACCAACGAAACGTATACCATAACTTTCGTTTGCATTCAGAGCCGATTAAAGATGCCCCAAGATGGTCACGGTGCCCACCATCGTAGGTTTTAACACAATATTCGTCAATCTCAGCTTTAAGACGATTGGCAACTTGTTTACAAACACCGGGTGAATTTAAATCAGGCATAGTTATCACATTAAATAGAGGAAGGGGTATTGAAAACCCGGCTCAAATTAATGAACCGGGTTACTCACATTAAATACAGGAAGGGGTTATTTAGGTGCGCCCCATGGCGGTGCTGATGATGGAGCAGGCGCAGCAGCGGGCGGAATGAATCCACCTTGAGCTGGCGCTGGCTGACCCCATGGTACGGGTGCGGCGGCAGGGGCAGGTTGTGCGGCTGGAGCAGGTGCGACGGCAGGAGCCTGACCACCCCAGGCAGCAGGTGCTTGAGTCTGTACAGGTGCCGGGGCAGCAGCAGGAGCTACAGCAGGGGCTTTACCCGGCTCGTTACCATTGCGATCATAGACCTTCTTGACTTCGGTGTATTGAGGATCGTTTTTCTGTGGAACGACCTCGACGATGAACGGCACGTTGTGCAATTCGACCGTATCGGCAACATTGAACTTGCCCACAACATGGCAGATGGCTGAAAGCTGTCTGTGGGCAATCTCTACAGCCTTTTGGGAAGCGTTGTACAAATTGAGGCGATACGCTCCGGTCATGCCGGTTGACGGACCTTCAATGATCGTCAGTTCCAGTTGCAGGTATCCGCCGTCATTGGCGCTTGTGGCTTTGATTGTGGAATCGGAAATGATAACCGGATGTTTACCGACCGGCAATTGACCTACACTTTGTTCAGGGTTCCATTGTTTTGCATCGAACGGGGTTTGAAGTTGAGCCATTGTGTTTTACTCCTGTTTTTGTTTATGGTTGGTTATTTATGACTATTGGTTTGGCGTTTCAGTTTACGAACTTTGCGTTGATTCGGTTTGTTTGGCGTTCTTCTTGATGTTGGAAAATCAATAACATCAAGAAAGTAAAAAGGATTTGTATATCGAAACATTATTTTACCCCATTATTTTGTTGAAGATATAGGTTAGATCGGGCGGTTCTAGTTCTGCCAATTTACCGCTTCGATCCCTGGCAACAATATCAAAAGTTTCTTGTGATCGTATTGCCATGATCGGTTTAGGTTGACCTGGAATATTGTTCAATCCGATGTGTAAAATCTCATCGAAAAGATGCGGAACCTTCACATTGAGGTCTTGACCTGGAAAATACGGTTTTCGTTTATTAATACCTCCTTCTTCCGATGTAGTTTGCTTACCGATAAGATAAATATTCTTGTTTGGTAAATAGTAGAGTTTGTTTAAAATGTCCATCATTGTTCGTGAAAGTTCACCGTATGCTTTGCGTCCGTCTTTGTTGCGGTTGAGTTCTTTGGTCAAATAAATTTCAGCCATTTGAGAAACTGAATCAATACAGACGGTATCAAAGTTGTTAGCTTCTTTTGATTCGTGTATCCATTTCAAGAACTCGTCAATCCGTTCGGCTGAATGAGCTTCCCAGGCAGGAACTTTATCAGCATCTCGCATTGAAAGCATACCGGGCTCAACAACACAAAGAACTGGTCTTGGTGCGGTCTTCACAAGTGGCGTTTTTCCGCTACCTGGACCACCGTAAACTAACGACTTAACACCGAATCTTTTGGCTAAACTTGACGCCGATTGAAGCATGGAAGCGTTCATTTCAATTCCTCATTAACAAACCTAATTTGAACACAATTAAGTTTGTCATCTTTTATATTAAATTCGACCGAATGAGATTCGTTAGGTTCACGTTTGTAATGAAAGTTTGTCAGTATGAAAAGTTCTAATTCGTCTTTTGACATGAAAAATATTCGTTCACCTTTCATCACTTTACCTTCGGTTCAACCAGTTCAAGGGAAGGTGTGGCCGGTTTTGTAATAATAACTTCGTCAATAACTTTACGGTATTTCGTCTCGAGTTTATCGTATTCGGTTACGGAAAGCTCAGGTTTCCAACGAAAAATACGTTCGGCAATAAAAGCGCCTTTGGCTCCCATTTTTTCAAGTTTAGTCAAAGCCTTTTCAACTTCACCCTCTTTGTTGCTGTTTACAAAAGTGATAGACTGTTTGAATACGGCTTTGAGTTTGTAGCCAGCACCAAGTTCGACGTTTTCGGTGCCTTTTTCCTTGTGATTGACAAACTCACTTTCAATAACTTTAGTTCTTAACTCCAGTTCCAACTTTTTTGCAGCTTCAAGAGTAAGCTTAGCTTCGTTCCAAGATTTAATCAATTCTACGTTCATGATTACTCCCCCGAGTAAGTTTTATTTGATGTTGAATAAACTATACTGAATTAGATCCAGCCTGTCAACTATTTATTTTCCAATAGTTGACGTTCAGCATCAACATCACGTTCAACGGCACATTTTTCGGTAAACTTTTCAGGGTAACGAAGTTTCAACTTTTCGATATTTTTATGCTGGATTGATTCAAAGTCCCATCCCATGACGTTACAAAGTAACCCCATATACCACATCGAATCGCCAATTTCTTCCATTAAGTTAACAGTATCAAGTGGTTTACCTTCGATAACAGTACGGTGCAAGCATTCCAACATTTCACCAATTTCGGTTGCCATTCCGATAATTGAGTGAAGAATCATTTCACCTTTTTTACCTTCATCGTGCAACCAATGAGGAATGTTAACACAAGTATCCGATACACTGGACGGACACCAAGCTAAGTCCTTACCGTAGAACAACGCCTTTTTAGCTTTATCTAACTTAGTAAGTGAGTAAATAGATGCTTCCAAATTCATTTTAAGATAATCGAGCGGCACCAACTTACCATGATAGTTTTCATGAACTGCTGTCCTCATCACTTCTTTCAGATAATCGAACTTTTTTTCAGGTGCTACATCAGCAAACCATTCTCCGTCACTCATTTTCATCTCCTTTAAATTTTAAAACTCACCTATCGGATTTTAACCGATTATCCCTATCGTCGTGGGAAACCACTTAATCCTTGACTAAGCAATTCCTCGTGGCGATTTGATCCGCTCAACAGCAGAGGTGAGTTAATTTTATTAAATTACGGTTTCTCAGATTTTTTCTAAGGTATCGACCGTAAACGATAACTTTGGATTTATCTTTATTGTTGTGTAAGCATAGCGGATCGAAACAATAAAGATACCGATTTGAAAAAGGAACCTGAAATACCCATGTATCCGCTTCGGTTGAGTATCACCTTCGATCCCGCCTTAATCATGCTCAGACAATACCCTGATCCAAATAGCTCGTCAAGCATAAAATTACACTTGCTGAGAATTATTATACGGTGTATACAGTCAAAACAAACAGGGTGTTTTTCTGACAAACAAATTTAACCGCGACCAAATAAAATGCAAGAAATTACAACACTTAGGGACGAAACCAGGACTTTGATCCTATCCCGTCCTATCTCACTCACCATACCGAAAATCGCCAAAGAAATTAATGTAAGTACTCGGTGGGTAAATATGTTCATCTCCGGCAAAGCAAAGAACCCCGGCGTGGTGACAGTCGAAACCCTTAACGTCTTTTTGAAACAGGAAATCAGAAAGGCGGCGAAGAATGTTTGACAACATCCCAGACGAGTTGAAAACGTATGATCAATTTTGTCTTTGGAAGTATGAAGATCGAATTGGAGACAAGGCCACCAAAGTACCTTATTCGGCTAAAGATGGACGACTTGCCAGCGTATCTGATTCAGAAACATGGGCGAGTTACGATCTAGCTGTAAATGCCCACAGATCTGGCGGTTATGACGGCATTGGGTTCATTTTGAGCGAGCAAGACCCTTACACGTTTATCGACCTGGACGATACTAAAGGGGATCAACTAGCCCTTGATCGTCAGCTTAAAATATATCAAGAATTTGATAGCTACGCTGAACGATCCCCATCAGGTTCCGGATTACATATCATTGTTAAAGGTCAAGTTCCGTCAGGTCGAAAACGAGCCTTCATTGAAGTCTATTCATCGCGTCGTTACATGACAATGACCGGTGATGTTTACAGGCGAGTACCGATAGGTGATTACAGCAACCTTGTGAACGCCCTATGGCAGCAAATGGCCGCTTCATCAAGTCCGACAACTATGTATTGCGGATTGGCCGAACAAACCGATACAGATGAAGCGATCATAGAAAGCATGATAAAAGCTGAGAATGGTGTCAAAGCTAACGACCTTCTTGTGGCCCATAACGTCGTTAATTCGGTGTTGTTTACCATCTTCAGTAACGTCCGACACAACACAACCAATTCCTCTTAACCATTCAAGAAATCTAACCTCTTCCCTGTGACCTCGATTGAAC